CGAGCACCTGATTTCATAGGACCACTTCCGTCACCCATAGCTGACGGAGAAGCGTCTGATGGCTTACCCTTATCGGGCAAGTCAGGAGACTTCTTCGCCTTTTTTGAAGCTTCTTTACCAGGATCAGATTTGGCATCAGGAGAAACAACGGCAGGACCCATATCCTGACGCTCACCTTCCACCTTCTCAGGCGGCATGGCGGCGGCAGCACCTTTCTTGGGCTCGTCTGCAGCTACTTCGGTCAGTTGCTCGTCACCTAATTCTTCTGCGGCGATAGCTTCTAACTCTGTGTTGATATCTGTCATTGTTGGATAACTCCCTGTATTTGTTATTATACTGTATTAGTTATTTATTATTTTCAGAGTTTAGACATGAAGTTTTCAAACACTTTTATGTGTTTTTCTTCTCGGTCTTTAGTCTTTTTACTCAAATCTTTACGATATTCAGCAATATCAACCTCTCTTACTACGCCATTATTCCAAACCCATTCTTTTCCTTCCATAATACCTTCTACAAAAGCAGATGGTGCAGAAGGATCTGCAACAATATCGGCCGCAGTTGCTAGATAAAAATCATCTTTGACAACGTGCATATCTCGTCTTGGTTCTAATGAACCCATACCTCTAGATGAAACACCAAGCTTGGCACCTTCATCTATGAGATTCTTTACAATCTTGCCATAAGGAGTGTCTAGGATTTTAGCCTCACCGATGAAATTCTTTCCATCTGGATAAAGGTCTGTAATCATATGTGACACCCTTTCAAGATTCACCGTAGGTCCATCAGGATGACCTAACTCACCAAAAGCACGATTCTGTTGAATGTACTCTTTGTTGTATCTCTTTACTTCTTTCTCTAAAATTTCCCCAGGATACATCCGATTATTACGGTTTTTTATATCAGCTTGCATAAAGACACCGCGGATTTTATAATTCTTTTTACCGGTGTCACCATCTTCGGTAATATACTCAACAAAACCCATGTGTTCTGATATTAGTTTCATTTTTCTTCCTCTGGTTCTCCTGTTATTCCAGTATCTACGGGCTCATGTGTAACTTCTGGAGTTACTTCATCAAATGCTGTACGGGCGAAATCTTGTTTAATCCCTTCCCATTCTGATGCACGTTTAGCTGCTAATATCTCGTCAAACTCTTTATTAGCCCGAGCAAGGTCACCGTCAATGATAGAACCTATCATGTCCTTTGTTGTTTTAGCCATAATATTTATTTCCTTGTTACTATTTATAGGTTTTGTGATTCCGGCTTACCCTTATTTTCGGGCTCATCCGCATCAGGTGGCATTCCACCCTGTTCGGGTGGGTATTCAGGTTCCTGTTCTACGCCTCTAGTTGGATCACCAAATCCACCTTCAGGACCACCCATACCAGTACCGGCTTCTGGATCTATTCCACCTTCAGATTTTTCATTATCAATCTGATTATCAATCTCTTCCATTTCTTCATCGGTCTGCTTCAAGACATTCTTTCTAATCCATTGAACAGAATAATAAGTACCGATATATTCACTCATCAACTGCAATTGCTCTACACGCTCTTTCAGTATCTCAGCATCTTTTAACTCATAGAAATGGTTATCATCATAGAAATCATAAACAACTTTTTCTTTTATCTTATCCCAATCATCTATCGTTATGATACCCTTCAATACCAATTGAGTCTTGAGCATATCTTGGAAGATTTTACTAAATCTTTTTCTCAACTTCTGAATAAATTTAGCAAACTTCACTTCATCTCTTGTGATTTCAGCTGACCGGCCCATATTAAAGCCTGTATCTGTAATCAAACGAGAAGCGGGGATGTTTAGTGAACGATAAAGTTTCTCTTTGAAATAGTTTACGTCTTCCATTTCTCCGAGATTTGTGCCGCCAGGTAGTGTTGTGATTTCTGTACCTCTACCACCTTCTCTACGTGGCAACCAGAAGTCCTCTAACATTGACATTTGGTTACGGTCATCTTTGACTTCACCAGTAGCACCATCATACACAACCTTATTACGATAACGACTCATTACATCTTTCAAATAAGATTCTGCTTTAGGTTTGGGTAGATTACCCACATCAATATAAAAGATACGTCTTTCTGGAGCACGACTGATACGATAGATAACTAACGCATCTTCCATCATTCGTAATTGATTTACAGGCTTGATGGCCTTATGTAAATGACCATACACCTGTTTTGTTGTAGGATTGTAAATGCCTGAGGTGACAAAAGTTACACTGTCAGGAGCAATCTTCAACCCTTGGGAATTTTTTATCTGTGTTTGTATTCCTGTAAGACCAGGATACACACCACCTTCATTAAATAAGTAAAATTCTTGAACTGATTTAACAAGCTCAATACCATCCTTATTATTTGTACCTTTGTCCTTTTCAATTACACGAACCTTTTTAATAAATTTAGGATCAATGTAACGGACTTCGGTGATGCCTTTTCGAGCGGAATTTTGTTCTACTAACTTATGATAATAGATACGTCCGTCAATATACCACCGTCTAAAGATTTCGTGTGCTTTATCTTTCCATTCCAAAAGCCGCAAAATCTCATCAAACTCTGCAATGACTTTTTTCTTTACAGAGGATGATAAATGGACTAGGTCCAAATTAATTTTTACTGAGGTATCTGTTTCGTCTGAAGTGATAGCCTCGCATACAATATCTTCCAACGCCTGATCACACTCAGGTGCTTCAGCTGTTGAACGATATTTACGAATCAGGTCCCAGTCATTCTTTGCTGCTTTATCCAGGTTTAGGTACTGACTAAAAAACCCGGCACCACCAGCAATATCTAGTGTACCTTCCTCGTCGGATGGGGCGACAAAGCTTTGCGCCTTGCCGCCCGTCTCCTTCTTTTTCTTTATCTCAAATCCAAATAGTTCTGCCATAACATAACTATTTATACATAATATAAAACATTATTTCAAACTAAGCTTTCAATTATCCCTAACGAGCACCACCGCCACCAGCTGGAGCTATTGTCATATAGTTGAATCGCAAAGTAACACCAAACTCCATTACGGCGTCATTAGTGTCATAAGCAAGATCAATTGGATCAACCGTAGTCGGCCAGCAATCAGCTAAGAAATAATTAGCCCTAGTGCCTCCCGCTCGATCAAACTGTTTCACCTCAGCAGTAGCATAATACTCATTAGGAGCTGTAGCACCTGTAGCCTCAGCTTCCGTATGGGCAATCTGATGACTCCAAGCTTCAAAGGAATTTCTCAAAGTCCATGCAGTATCACTGAATACAGTAACAGTCCAAGCATCATATGTGCGATCACCAGCAACAAAAATCTGACGACCACGGTAAGCCACTGGGACTTCACCGACAGTCATGCCAGGAATCTGAGCTGAACGGCACAGAAACGAAAACGTACCATTAGGAACTGGCGAACCAGTAATTTGAATCTCATACTGGTTAGCACGAGCACCACCACCGGCGAGATTCTGTACAAATGTATTTAAATTAGACATTTCTTATCCTCCCTTATCCGGCTCTACCGACGATTTCATTGAAGTCAACACCTGTTCGTGTTGCAATGAATGTCAGTGTGATGAAGTTAATTGAACGTGCCGGCTTGATGTAAAAATCAGCCCGGAATTCATTATTATCAATTACCTGAGGTGTGTTATTTGTTTCATCACACACTGTTAGGAAGTCGATAATACCACGTCTGCTCTGGATATCTCTCAGATATGGATCAACCATAGCCTTGAAATTATTTCTTGTGAATTCATCGTTGAATTCAAAAAGAACTGTACGAGCTGCTAATTTAATAGCCTCCTCAATTACGAGGAATAGCCGGCGAACATTAATACGACTAAACGCACTATTCTTTGCCAAGCCAGTTTTGTCACCAAACAGCATCGTACCTTCACCCGGGAATGTTACTACGGGATTGATACGAGCACGATAAAGTTCATCACGTTCTGTTTGCTTTGGATTGTAAGCCAATTGGATAGAACTACGAATCTGTCCACGGTTCAAACCAGCAGGTGACCACCACGCATCTTCCAGATGGTCTGTGCGAGCACAGAGACCA